GTGGCCCAGCCCGCACCGCAGCCCGCGCAGCCCGCACCGCAGCCCGCGCAGCAGCCGAGCGGCCAGTATGATGGCCTTGAAAATCTGCTGCAGCAGATTTTGCAGGGCCAGCAGTCCGCCACCCAGGCAATGCAGACCATGACCCAGACCATGCAGGCCAATGCACTGGGCCTTGGTATCCAGCAGCAGCCCGCAGCCGATGCCAGCACGGTGACGGCGCGGATTATTGATCCCACGTATGGACAGGAGGTAAAATAATATGCCGCTTGGTATGAGTTTTGCGGACATTGCCGCAATTTTGACCGAGATCAACAAAATGGCGACCGGGCAGGAGCCCACGTCGCCCATCGTGGACACGTCCAGTTTTGTGTCTGTCGCGCAGGCCACTTTGCTGACCGGCCCCGACAACTACACCAAGGCAATCAGCCAGGTACTGGGCAGCACCATTTTCGCGGTCCGGCCGTATGATGCGCCGATGAAGCGTTTGCAGGTTACCGGCGATGACTGGACTAACCATGTTCGCAAAATCAATTTTTGCGATTCGGACCCGGTGACTGACAAAGCGTGGGCCTTGGAAGATGGCGCGAGTGTCGATATGTACGAGGTCCACAAGCCCAAAGTCTTGCAGACCAACTATTACGGGCAGACCAACTACAGCCGCGTATACACCCAGGCCGACACCCAGATGCAGGCAGCATTTAAGGGCCCCGAAGAGCTGGCACAGTTCTGGTCCTCTTTTGTGCTCCATCTGTCCAACCAGATTGAGGCCGACCGGCGCAACCTTGCAAACAACCTGATGGCTAACCACCTCACCGGCATGACGGTCACCAGTCCCAAAAGCGTGATTTACCTGCTGGATGAGTACAACGCCCAGCAGGGCACCAATCTGACGGGGGCAGACGTGTACAAGGAGGCCAATTTCCCGGGCTTTGCCAAGTACGCATATGGCCGTATTAACGATATTTCGCGGCTGATGAAGGAACGCACGGTCAACTGGCACCAGAACTGGACGATCGGAAGCCAGACTTACAACATTATGCGACATACCCCATATGATCGTCAGCACCTGTATTTGTACAGCGGCACCCAGAGCCAGATTGATGCCCGCGTTATCCCGGAGGTATTCCACGACGACATGCTCCGGTACCGCGACGCGGAACAGGTCACGTTCTGGCAGGACATCGACGACCGTGAAAAGATTACGGCGACCCCTGTTGTTACCAGTACCGCCGGCGTGGCAACCAAAAATGCTGCCGTGCAGCTGACCAACGTGTTTGGCTGTCTGCTGGACTGGGATGCAATCGGTTACACCCCGAAACTGTCCCGCGTCGTCCCGACGCCGATGAATGCACGTGGCCTGTATACCAATTTCTGGTATCACTATGGGTGGAGCTGGTACGATGATTTTACCGAAAACGCCGTATTGTTCCTGCTGACGGCTGGCGACGTGACCGCGCCCAGCGCAGCCAAAGCAGCCAAAGCCAGCACCCTGAAAACCACCATGTACAAGGACGCAGACCCCTCTAAGTCCTGACCGGCACCGGCGGGGCATTTGCCCCTCCGGTTATTTTATAGGAGGTGTATGCAATATGCAGGCAATATTTTACCAGATCACAAAGCGCTCCAATAGCACCAAGCTGCCCACCGGTGGGCAGTCGTTTGAGATCAACCTTAAAGCCCCTTGTACCATCATTGACCCCGAAATTAAGATTGCCACGGAAAGCAACCCCACCGGGTACAATTATTGCAGTATCCCCATCTTTGGCCGGTATTACTGGATTAAAAACTGGACATATTCTGACGCACGCTGGATTGCATCCTTGACGGTTGACACCCTTGCAAGTTACCGGGCCCAGATCAGCAACGCAACAGAGTATGTTGTACGGTCGTCCGCCAAGTATGATGGCACCATTTCGGATGGCCTTTACCCGGCGACAGCCAAAGTGCAGAGCGTAACCACCTCTTTTCAAGGTGGATTCGCTGAAACAATCAGCGGTGGTTTTTTCGTGATAGGGTTTATTGCTAAAAATGCCAACTCTATCGGAGCTATAACCTATGTAGTTATGACCCCCGGAAACGCTAAAAAACTATCTGCAAAATTGCTGACTGATGTGTCATACCTTAGTATTGACAATTCCGAAATCAGCGACAATTTGACAAAGGTCCTTTTCAATCCATATCAGTATATTGTAAGTTGCAACTATTTTCCATTTGACATCGCTGCACTCACCGCGCATTTACCGCTTGTAGCTAAGATCGATGTGGGGTGGTGGTCTGTGGATGTCCCTGGCTGGATTTTGGGCGAAGATAATAACAACTTCACAAAATCGGTAAGTGTGACTGTCCCGAAGCACCCCCAGGCGGCAAATCGTGGCGAATATTGCAATGTTGCCCCCTACACGGATTACACTATTTATTTGCAGCCCTATGGAGTGATACCCCTTGATGCCTCTAAAATGTGGGGGGCTGCCACATTATCTATACAATATGTGACGGACCTTTTCACCGGTGACAGCGTATTGCGCATATTTACCAATGGCAAGCAGCTGATACACGAGACGACCGCAAAACTAGGTGTGTCGGTGCAGCTGTCTAATATTAACTTTGGCATCCCCTCCGGCAGTGGGGGGCTTTTACAAACCGGCATTGCTGCAGCGTTTGGAGGTCTACAGGCGGCATTATCCGGGGGGACTTTGTCGGACGTCGGAAACGGTATTTTAAATGCAGCACAAGCAACCAATGCAGATGTCGCAAGCAAAGGTGCTACAGGGTCTACAATCGCCTTTGATATGGCGCCCTATATGGTTGCCAGATTTAAAATTATCGCGGACGATAACAACGAGGACCATGGCCGGCCGCTGTGCCAGCGTGTGCAGCTGTCCACCATTCCGGGGTTCATCATGGTGGACGACCCGGACATTGCATTACCGGCAACAGCTGCCGAGATCGACAGCGTTAAAAGCTTTCTGCGCAACGGATTCTTTTTAGAATAGGAGGTGCTTTATAATGGCAGTATATAAGCAATGTATTACAGGGGTATCACCAATTAGGGTATCTGCAGGGTATCCCGCTTACTCCGACGGCAGCTACCATGGCGGCATTGACACGGTGCACAAAGATCACAAGGCATATGCACCGATGGCCGGCACGATCGTCACGGCCCACACTTGGCAAGGCGGCACGACCGGAAATGATTCATGGGGCAACTATATTGTTGTCAAAATGAGCGATAACAGCTATTGGCTTGCAGCTCATTTTGCAAGCCAGATTCACAGCGTCGGCGAGACCATCACGCGGGGGCAATTTATCGGGCAGCAAGGCCAGACCGGCAATGCAAGCGGCATCCACACGCATTGGGAATATTGGGTAGGCGGGTACGGTACCGCCAACAGAACAGACCCCTCCGCCATTCTGGGAATCCCAAACCATGTGGGTACTTGGGAAGTGGAATGGGATGCAAGCAATCCCCCCGGGCCAGGTCCTGGGCCAGGTCCTGGGCCGTGGCCTACCGGTAAATTACCGGTGTGGCTGCTGTTTAAGATAGCAAAGGGGGGCAAGTTGTTATGACGGCACCATATAGTTATGAGCAGATCAATGCCCATGTGTCACCGGTGACGCCGTCCGTCATGCATACCAAGGGCAACGGCCTGTCCTACTATTTTCGCAAATACCTGTTTCTGGAGGCTGTGTCTATGGTACGGTGGACACTGCCCGACACCTGGCCCAGTAACCGCTTGCAATACCTGGTATTCGGTGATGGCGGTGTGACGGTATTTGACACCGACCGGTACGGCCTGGTATATGATCGCATGGGGCTGACCGGCATTAACATCTTTTATAATCCGACACACTCCATTGTGGCAAATCCCTTTATCAAGGGCAACCCTTATTTGCAGATCGGCAAGCAATGCGAGATCATCAACTTGCAGCCTGACTACAGGGGCATGGTTGACATTGTGGCATATTATGGGGACATGATGGCCCTTGCAGCCCAAACCATTCAGAGCAACCTGATCAACAGCCGACTTGCATATGTGTTTGCTGCCGGCAACAAGGCCGGCGCGGAATCTTTCAAAAAGATGTTTGACGAGATCATGCAGGGTAATCCCGCTGTTTTCGTCGATTCGTCTTTGCTTAAAGCATCCAAGACCGGGGCCTCCGGTCAGTCCCCGTGGATGTACTTTTCCTCTGACCTCAAAGGCAATTTTATTACCAATGAGCTGCTGACCGCGTTAAAAACCATCAAGGCGCTTTTTGACACCGAGGTCGGAATCCCAAACACCAACACGAGCAAAAAAGAGCGTATGTTGACCGATGAGGTCAATTCCAACAACGTTGAGACAGCGGCAAAAGCGTCGCTGTGGCTGGACAGCTTGCAGCGCAGTTGCGAGCGGGTCCACAAGCTTTTCCGCATTGACAGATCACAGCTGTGGGTTGACTGGAGATTCCCGCCCGATACCGGCATGCAGGAGGTGACCAATAATGCACGCAACACTAAGCTTTAACGGACTGTTGGCAGGATACCCCACACTATTCGACGACCTGCAAGTGCCGGCCAGCGTATCGAAAGAAGCGGTGTGCAATCAGCTGTTATTTGATACGCTGGAGCTTGAGGTACTGTATGCCGATGGCCCCACGATGCAAAGGGCCCTGGGTGTGTTTTCGGAAACCATGCTGCCCAGCTGGACCCGGTATGCCGCAGCCCTGGGCCTTGACTATGACGTGCTGGCCTCCGATGATCGCACCCGGGCCACGGAGCACAAAGGGACCAATACTGGCACCAACAGCAACAAAAATGTAGTGGCAGGCAAAACCACACGCACCCCTGACCTTACCACCATCGGCCAGAATAATGGCAGCGACAACACAACCAGGGACGTCACGGGTTTTGACAGCGGCACCATGGTGCCCGCTGAAAAAAGTACCACCACCCTGGGCACCGGTAACAAGATCACCAGCACCGGCACCGACACAACCACCGACAACCAAACAACCACCAATGACGGGACCACCAAGGCGCAGGATGAGTACAAAGACACCGTGACCGAAAAGGGCCGGGCGGGCAGAGACCCGCAGGACCTGATTGCCAAGGAGCTGGCGATGGCAAAGGACAACGCAGTGCATAAGATCGTTACGGACATCAAAGCAAACTTTTGCCTGCTGGTATATTAAGGAGATGGCAAACATGAGTATCATTGATCCGATTCATGGGGCACCTTACACCGATTTCCATGACCTCAATCTTGACTGGATTATTAAGGCGCTTACTGACATCGACCGGAGGCTTGCAAATTTTGTCAGCCTCAATACAATTAAGTACGCAGACCCCATTAAGTGGGATATCACCAGCCAGTACGCACAAAATACCATGGTGCTGGACCCGCAGGACGGCACCGCCTATCTGTCTGTTCAGCCCGTCCCCCAGGGGGTGCAGATCACCAATGCCGACTACTGGACACCCGTATTTACGTTACAAAATTTTATTGACCCGCTCAAAAACGCTATCACGGCAGCCCCACAGCAGGAAAACGGGCAGGCTGCCACCGAACAACTACCCGCAAACAGTGTGTTTTTTGTCGGTGATGTCCTTTGCACAAACCCCCAACCCATCCCGCAGACGTCGCTTGTGGTGATCGGCACAAACTGCATCGAAGTATCTGTGGTTGACCTTATTTCCCGACTGTTCAATATGCCCACTGCGTGGTACCGGGCCAGCGATACAAGTATTAACCTAGGATTCCCGCCCAGTGCGGCAAGCACCATATACGGCGGGGATGCACATGTGTACAACCCCGAGGACCAAACCATCACCATTACAGGGAGGTAACTATTATGCCTGATGTAACTACTTTTAATCTGGGTGGCCAGGATATTACCGTAAAAGACCCCACTGCCCGCAGCAACGCGCAGAACGCCAACACAGCAGCCACAGCGGCAGCAACCACGGCCAACAAGGCCCTGAAAAAAGTTGAAGAGGTTGAAAAGCTTTCCCGCGTGACTGTAGAGTATACCTCCGCGACGGAAACCATCACAATTACAACCGCAACCCATACAAAGTGAGGGGGGCACTATGGCAGATTTTGATAAAATGAACATTGACGCGGCATCGTACAATGTTAAAGACACCACCGCAAGGCAGCAAATCGCGGATGAAATTCCCGCCCGCAAGCAGGCAGACACACAGCTGCAGCAGGCTATCACGGCCGAACAGACCGCCCGCAAACAGGCTATCACGGCCGAGCAGACCGCCCGCAAACAGGCTATCACGGCCGAGCAGACCGCCCGCGAACAGGCAGATAAAAAGCTCCAAAACGATATTGATAAGCTGCATGACGTTGCCCGCCCGAAAAAGTACCTGTTTGTCGGTGACAGCTATTCAATGGGCGAGGGGGCCGGTGTAAGTCCTGGTATGGGATGGGCTCAAAAAGTGCCGCAAATTCTGGGCCTTGCAACAAGCGACTACTACAAAGCATGTCAAGGTGGATATGGTTTTTCCAGGGATGACCACAAATTTGCCAACCTTGTAACGTCCGTATTGCCCACAATCCCGGCCCCGGCTGAAATCACCGATATTTATGTTTTTGGTGGGTATAATGATAACAACTACAGCGGCAACACAATCACGGCTGACATTGCGTCTTTTGCAGGGCTTTGCAAAACAAATTTCCCCAATGCGGTTGTGCATATTGGTATGATTGCATGGAGCCCTGACAGGCAGATCAGGGCGAACATTGCCAATAACGTGCTGCCCGCATATGCGGCATGTGGTGAGAGCAACTGCGCATACCTGCCGGGATGTGAGCAAATCATGCACAATTATACACTGTTTTCGTCCGACAACATTCACCCCAATGATGCAGGGTATCAGTTGCTTGCAGGCGCTATTGTCAGCGCCATTAAAACGGGCGCATATGCTGCACAATTTGCGTACAACAACATTGAGCTTAAACCCGCTGGCATTGCGACAAAATATTCCTGGAGTGGATTTTCTGAGTGCATTTATGCAAACACCTGGACCCTTGCAAAAGCAGACGACAACAGACTGACCGTCACTTGTGCATCCCAAACAATTAAGGGAGACACAAAGTATAGTATCGGTACACTTTCGACAAAATACGGACGCCCGTATGATGTCGCTATGGCTTGCCAAGCTATGACGACAGGGTATGTTGTGGGTGATGGAGGATTCCACAAAATCAACTGTCAGCTGATGGTAAAAGGCACGGACCTCTCCATTCTAAACGTTACCATGCCCGACACTGGAGCATATGTTGATTTGACAGGAGTGACGCAGATCGCCCTACAGATTCCGACGTTTACAATGTGTTCGTTGTTTGTATAATCATTACTATTTATTACCCACTCCCCTACCCTGCAGGGGTGTGGGTACTGTTATTTGTGGGCATTAGCATT